TGTAGTCCTCTTCCCACTCCTCTTCTATTCCTTCTGGAAGTTTTAAGTATCCTACACAAGACAGTCTGGAACCAGTGTGTATATGTAGAGGATTGTATTCATTTTCAAATTGACGTACAAACCATGCAGATGCTATCTGTACACCGTAGTTATTAGATTCAAAGTCTAGTTTCTTTGCCCCCATAGAATTTCTATGGTCAGTAAACATTTGATACTGTGCTATGAAATTACCTAGTTCTTTTTGAGCAAGTAATTTTGTATCATCTGTAAAAGCTAATTCTTCTTTTACTTTACCTACAAGATGTTCAGAGTAGTCTTCTAGCGTATCCGTCATGCTATTGTTTAGTTGTTCTACTAAACTGTCGGGCATACGAAAGTATCCCATAGTAGGACCAAACGGTGCTAGAAACTCCATATCCTTTTTAGGTTCATAGATTACACTCATCTTGCTGACCCAGATACATCATAGATAAATTTACCAGAACGGATAGCATCCATAATCTCATCAGACTTTTTCTCATACTCTTGTGGAGTCATCCTTTGAACTTCGGACTCTTTTAAGTATGTAGTAGCTTCATTCTCTTGTGGTTTGCTACGCTTGTTCTTTGTAGAAACAGATTTTGCTGCATCCTTGTCTGTAGAAACTTTCTTAGATGAGATACCCATATCTGCTTTGTACAGGTCAATTGCACGTGCAGCAGACCTAGCATCATTATCATTCTCGTAGAGTGCGTCTTGTACCCACTTAGGTTGTTCATCTGCCCAAGTATGAAACTCATCACTGTCACGAATTTCATCAAAGTCTGGGTGAAGTTGCATTAAAACAGCTTCTGCCTTTTCTTTTGTTGCACTGTTCTGCATCTCATCAATTACTTTAAGGCGGTCTTCTAATGCAGAAGATTGTTCCTTTGCTTTCTTCATAGCAATTGTTTCAACTATTGCGGCAACGTCTGGATAGTCCGATGCCCACTGCTCAATGTCTTCATCTGACTTAGGCAGTTTCATTTCTTTCTTAGTAGCACTTTCTAACTGTGTTTTAAGTGCAGCTAGTTCTGATTTAAACTCTTCAGCTTGTTTCTGCTGATGTCTACGTAGGTCAGAGTAACGCTTCTTAAATGTCTTCTCTTCTGCGCCAGTAGGTTCTGCTTCTACTTCTTCTGCTACTTCTTCTTTACCTTCACCAGCCTGTTCTTTTAGTAGCTGTTCTAGTTCTTCTTCGTCACGCTTCCTACGTTCTTCTTGTGTGTAGGGTCTATCTACAAAAGCAACCTTTTTAGGTGCTTTCATTTCTTCTGCCATTATTGCTTGTTCAGCCATTAGTGTTTTCCTTTGGGGCTAACCGTAGCCAGTGTTGGGGGGTTAGGTAGCCATTAGTTTGTGTGGACTTATTATTTAGAAGCTAGTCCACTTCGCTTCATCTGTTTAGCAATTAAACCACCTTTAGCACGTCCATCTGGGTCGCCATATGATGAACCGCCTGAATATGAATCAGCACGTGCGCTAGAATCTTGTGTTCCTACAGGGTCATCAGTAAAGGAACCACCATCATCCCCGCCACCTGATTCTTGTGCATATCGGGCTTCACGGGCTTTTCCTGCTGCATCCGATAAGGCTTTATCCATTGCTGCTTTGTCTGCCTTTGCTTGTTCTAATGCTTGTTTAGCAGCTTCTTTAGCTTCCATACCTTTTTGTACTGCTGCTTTTGCCCTATTCATAACAGCCGCAACAAAGTTTAAATCTTCTTCTGATGCCTCTTTAATATTGCCATCATCATCCGTATAGTCAATAGTATTCCCACTGACTTTGGCAATACCTAAATCGTCAATAGCTGCCACTTTAGCCTGATACATAGCTACTGATATATCTTTAGGTGTTGCTTTACCCAACGCTGTATAACCTGCTGCTGCTACAACACTAAGACTACTTGCTTGATAAACTCCTAATTCTTTAGTCATTTGCTTATAAGTATCACTATCTTTTGAGTTTGCAAAACCACCAAATGCGCTGTTATCAGGTTCTTGATAACCATCGCCTTCATCAAGAAAGTCGGGGTCTCGTAACCTTGGTGCTGTAACTTTTTCAGTCTGAACTGGCTCAGTTTTTACATATTCAGACGAGGGTACATAACCTGTTGGTATAGGTGTTGTAGGCTGACCATTAATAAATGTAATTTGTATTACGTCACCTGTTGCAGAATTTGTATAACTTCTAGCTTCTGGTTTCATGCCTTCTGCAGGTTGAATAAAGCTGTTAAAAGCAGGTGTTTGTCCTACTGGTACTGTAGGAGTTAATTGTTGTACTGGGAGTTGATAGGGTACAAAAGGAGTCGCGGGTTGAACTGTAGAAGTATTTTCTTGTCCAGAGTTTGCAAACTGAGACTGTTGATAGCCCATAATACCACTATTATTAGGTTGCACAAAAGTACCCTGTTGTGCCTGTACTATGCCACCTTCTGCATATTCTACCACACCATCGTCTTCCATGTCAAGGTCATTAATATCAAAAGGTAAATCATCTGGCATAGTAGCTTCATCACTATTGCCCATCTGACCCATAGCTTCCATACGCTGTAAACCAGCCTTTGCTTCTTGACGCATCTTCATAAGTGTCTCAAGACCAAAGTAACGCACCACGTCTGCAGGAAATACAAACTCTCCTTCACTTAGCTGTGCAGGAATGTCATCTCGCACTTCTTCTTGCGTAGAGCCGGGTGGAACATCGTTGCCTGATACAGGGTCTATTGAACCACCCTCGTCCATAAGACCACCATCTTCAAACATGCTCATCTGTTCTTTCATTGGGACTGCTCCACCTTCTGCAAATACTAAATTATCACTTCTTTCTTGTGCCGCCTTGACAGCATCTTCTACTGTCTTATGCTTACTAGTCGGTTTTATAGAACCTTCTACAAGCATATCATAAATAGCATCTTCAGAATACATAATACCATCGTGTATACTAGGTACATTTACGTATTCATCCCCAACTTTTAAAGTAACAGATTTTTCTGATACACTTTCTCCTTCAGGTGTTATATAAACATCTCTACCTGCCTGAGTAGTTTTATCAGTTTTTTTACCTACTTTATCCACCATTTATTTCATCTCGTAGCATTTTAAGTTTACGCAATGCCATGATAGCACCCTGCTGTCTGTGCATTAGTACTGCATCATCCGACTGCTCAAGCACTTTATGGTGTTGCTCAATAGTTAGGTCCAGATAGTTACTGAACGCTTCCCATTGGTGGTTGTTGCTGACCAGCGGCTTGAGGTTGCTGAGTATCTGCTGTCTGTCCATTTGCACTAAATCCTTGTTCACCCGGAATTGGAACTTGTCCTGTTCCTATGTTACCCCCACCTGCACCAGTAGGGTCCATTGCATTACCTTCTGGCATACCTTGCTGTAGTGGTCCCGCTGGTGCTTGGAACTCTTTCATTAACTCAGCTTGTAAGGCAGCTTCACTCATGTTGTTGGTAACTTTATCGGGGTCTAAGTCCATTGATTTTGCAATCTCACTGATTACATATTGGAACTTAGCAAAAGGTGCAAGTGCTGGGTTACTTGCAATCTGAAGGAACTGCATCAGTCTTTGGCTACGTACCTCATTAGCCATCAGGCTTTCTGTACCACGTGCCTTAACTTCTAGGTCACCTTTAATCTCTTTGTCAAAGTCAAACTGCATATTAAAGCGGAATAGACCTTCACCTAGTGGACGTAGTAGATAATCATCTACATTCTTAATTACCGTTTTAATGCCTCCTGCAGCCGCACCCATAAGCATGGAAATGCCAGAGGCAGTCCTACCCACGCCAGACACACCTGTCTGCCCATGCGCGAAGCTAGGCATCCCTGTGGACTCGTCTGATAGCTGACGTGCCTTATCAAACAACATCATGTTCTCTGAAGACACATTAGGGAACTTAGTACCAAAGATAGCCTGACCCGGTGCGCCACCCTGTCTACGGAATATCTTACCCGGATACAGTGACAGGTCTTGACCCGGAACTAAGTTAGTCTCGTCTACCTCTACAATCAAGTTGCCAGACAGTACAGCATTGTCAACAGCCATACGCATGAAGCCATTCATTAATGTCTGTGTATCATCCATATTTTCTGCAATACCCACACCAAAGAAAGAGTAAGGGTTTAATTCAAATGGTGCAGCATGGTAGGGAATACGAGAAGGTTTAAACGGATTAAGAACCATACGCAGAAGTTTACCATTACAAATCCACACATTAGCTTGTAACTCATCAAAGTCCATTAGCTCTTTTGGAATGTCAATACCTTGCTCTTCAAGCATGTCCGTATCAACCATACCCCAATACTCAAGTACTTCAAAGCGGTCAATACCATGTTCTGGTGCATAATCAGCTAAGTCATCTTCCCAATATTTTTTAGTATAGTTTTCACCAAAAGAAATAGCTTCGTCAATAACGTCACTTCTAAAGTATGGTCTTTTCTTTAGATTACGTACTTGGGAACGAGACATCTTATGCCGTTCAATAACGTACTGTGCCTCATCCATGTTGTTAGCGTCTGGGTCTGGGTAGAAGTTCCAAACAGATACATGATTTACTTGTGGTACTGTTTTGAATAATGGGTCATACTCTCCATCATCACCCCAATTAGGATATTCTTTGTCTACAGCAAACGGACCTTTCATAATCCCCGTGCCAAATAAAGCCATTTCAAAAGAACTACTACGTAAGTTTTTATTAGCACCAGACTCTTCTAATTGGTCGTGGATTTTTTTCTGCATCTTCTTAGCCGCAATCATAGCTGGGCTAAATTCAATAGCAGTAGGTGTTTTACCCGGACCTTCTTTTAGTTGTTCCGTAACACCCTCTAGTTTAATCTCTAGTGGCCCAAGTTTTTCGCCAAGAGTTTTAGCTGTCGAACCTTTAGGGAACTCCATACCGTCACCCTTGAAACCATACGGGCTAGATAAAGATGTATCACCTCTAAGTTCTTCTGGCTCTTTAGGGTCAAAATGAACATCTGCCACGACACCTTCCGGTAGAGTCGTAGGCTCAATGGATAAAGGGAATTTGTTGTTTGCAAATAGTACGTCAACAATTTGTCCGTAAGCAGCAAGAGTTTTTGTTTTAGTGATTTTAACAAATACACGTGATTTCTCCGCTTCTGTAAACTGTACGTCTGGACCGTACAAACCTCTGTAGTTTCTATATGCTCTTAACCAACGCTCTTCATCTTGATAACGATAGTCTTCAGACCGCTGATAGCGTTCAGTAATAAAGGGAATAATCTTAGATACGGACGCATCTACAACAACACTGTCATCAGTATCCTCTAATGCAATAGCGTCATCTTCAATCATAATATCTTCTTCAGCCATTTTGTATCCTTAATATCCAAATGTAGAATCGGCTACGGGCATACTATTTCTAGGTCCACCGTTAGGGTCGTAATCAAATAAGCTAAACCTCGGTCGTGACATTATACCATACCTCAACGCATCGTACAAGTGGTCTTCACTATTTGTGTCAATGTCTTCTGGGTTCTTTTTATCCAATGGGATAGCGGGTAACTGGGAGACCATGTTTGTACAACTATTAAAGAAAACAAGTCTTGGCTCCTCTGTAAAATCATCTATCTGTAAACGTCTGTGTATTTCATTCTTACCCGCTACACGGCTACCACGGCTTCTGTCAGAAGGTCTCCACCTACAACCTCTGCTTACCATCTGCTCTGCAAGGCTAGGGCCAGTGTCACCGCGCTTATGCCAAAGAGAACTATCCAGTACACCATACTTTATATTTCCATCTCCAACTTCGGCTTCTAAAACCATATCCGCTAAATCAGCGGCAAGTACTTTTGTTGTATATAGTTCTCTGTATACGATAAGTTGTTCGTCAGGTGCAACAGCAAACCAAACAACACCAGACTTACTGCCGTAACCGTAATCGCAAGCCCTAAACTTAACCCAATTACTAGGTATATCAAAAGGCTCAACGACATGAATGTTGCGGTCAAACTCAGTAAAGGCTGCACCTTCTTTAATATCCCAATCACCGTCCAGTAGTTGTCTACGCTGTTGCTCTGGGAGCGAGAGGAGCATAGCTTCGTAATCTCCTGCTTCTGCAAGGTAAGGATTGTCAGAGAGTCTTGCTGGTATGAACCTACGCTTGAATAAAGACTTTCCTGCCTTGCTATGTCCTGCTGGGTAGCGTAGTACTTCTCCTGTTTCACTGTCTGTAGCCTCAAAGGTTGTATTGTATGGTGCAGGGTCAATAAACATTTTCTTAACCCAAGCGTGACCTCTTCCTCCGGGGTTTGTAGTTGCCCTCATATAGATAGGCAAATCTGGTGCAGTGGACCGTAGACGACTTCGCATGTAATTCCATGCATATGGTGTGGACCATTGTGTCAGTTCGTCAAAGCCTATCCAGCTAAAAGCTAGACCCTGATAACGCAAGACATCATCATCTCTATCCAGATAAGACATCCACAATCTTGCGCCAGAGGGCGCAGTCCACTGCATCTTTCTTTCTGACCACTTAATACCGGGCCAGATTTTTGGGTATAATTCCTGCGACTTGAATACAAGTTCTCTTAGTTCCTCTGTTGTATGTCGTAACAACAGTCCACTGAAAGCAGGATGTCCCATATAACGTAGTGGGTCAGCAAGCATGGCGTATGACTTACCACCACCAGCACTACCACCATATAAAACTTCACGTTCTGGTGCGGCTAAGAAGTTAGTTTGCGGTCCTACATTAGGCTTGAACAGTATGTTAGCTGTCTGTTCAATATCAATAGTGTCAAATTCAGGAGTAGTAGTTTCCTGTATCTTAACTACTGGCTTTTGCGCCTGTGCGACTTTCTTCGATGACTTTCGCTTTGGCGATTGCCTTTTCCGCATACTCTGCCCACTGGCGGATGCTTTTAGCTTGGTTCTTACGCTGTCGCTCATGCTGTAATCTTTTCCTTAGACCTACATGCGAGATGTATCTACCGCTGTTTGTTGACAGCCAGTTAGCTACTTCACGATATGAATACTGATTTGTGTATGCTCTTGCCTTCTCAAGCAAGTCTAGTTCAGTTGGTATAGGGTCAAGAATGTCAGGGTCTTCTTCACTCTGTTTATATCCGAAGGGTACTGTACGTGCAATGCGGGGTATCTGCACCCATTCGTTTTCTTCTTTAATGTCTGTTGGCTGTGGTAGCTTCCACTTGCCTATGCTACGTGTCATTTGTTGGCCTAATAAATAATGTATCACAATCTAAACATATACGTCTATTTTTGCCTTTACGCTTCATGTTTTTTGTTACGCAGTTAGGACAAGTATCTTTTTTTCTACCTTCTTTAATGGGTGCATCCCAATCAATAAAACTAGTCATCGTTTCTTGCGGTTGTCTACTGTAGATATAACCATTCCACCTTTGCGGAAATCTGTTGCGCCTTTATTTCTTTTAGTAGGTGTCCCAGTTAAATCAATAAACTTTACACCAGAAGTACTTTCTTTTGCTTTTGGTTTTGGTCTAGGTTTGGGAGTTGGTTCTTCTGAGTCTTTCTTTCGTCTTTGGGTAGGCCGTGACTTTGGAGTTGATATAGGTGACTTCTTAGATTTTTTATCACTAGGTTTTGGTCGTTCTGAAGCTGACAGTTCTCCGTCACCAGCAGATTTAATACCAAGCATATCACGAACAAAGTCAGAAACACCATAAGCGACTGTTGTGGCGGCAGCACCAGCAGCGGCAGCAGCACCCACACGGCGGTTTGTATTTTTTCTTTTATTACGCATATACAGTTGTGCTTCATCTAACATTGCGCCTTTAATTTTATTTTTATCTAACCCATCTAGTATGTCTTTATCCATACCTAATTTACTACCTATTTTATTTAGCTGCCTACCAGTAGCCTGTGCAATAACATCTGCTAATTTCATACCCGCTTTAATTTTACCTAGTGCCATTAGTCATCATCCTTTACGATTGCTTTAGGTGGCATAAGCATAACACCACCCGATGCTTCTACCTGCATCTTCTCAGTTTTTACTAAACCAGTACGGTCAAGCAGTTCTTTAGCCGCTGCCATCTTATCACGAATACCTAGTTCAGTTGGGTCAAACAAACCACCCACCATAGCCATCGCAGCTTTAGGTGCATTACGTGCCATGTACATCTGCGTTGCGTCAAGGATTTCTTCTTTCAATCCTTTTACAATAGCTGTTGTTGGAGTGTTATCAGAATAGCCAGCCAGTTTCTTAGCGGCAACTACGTCACCACCAGCGTCCTCAAAGAGGACTTCCAGAAACTTCTGTTGTCTTTCATTTAGTTCTCTAGCCACTACATCTCTCCGTGGTGCATTGCGTGAGCAAGTTTAGTCGCACGTGATTTTACCTGATTTGCCCACCTGCTGTCAAGCATTTCTTTTGCTGCTGTAATAAAATCTTCGTTGTGAATAGCAGTCCACATATTTTTAAACTTACAAAGTCTTGGCACACCCATATTAAATGCCATATCCATAAGTATAAGCTGACGCACAGAGTCTAAGCTGTCCACGCAAGGGTGCGCTTTTAACAGTTCTTCCTCGACAATCTCTACGTCATTCGTTGCTAGATAGACCGCATCAGCTTCTGTGATACCATATGTATACACATGCTCAATGGATGGTATGTCCAAGTCAGATAACTCTTGCTCAGTTATACCACGGTCTTCTAGATTTCTTCCGATACCAATTGTGTTAATACCTAAGGTATCTTGATATACTTCTAATCGCAAACCTTCATGTGCAACTAGCTTTTTGATAAAGTCATCACGTGTATACTTCATTTAACATTCTCTATCAATAATTTTAACTTAGCTAGTTCAATCTCTATTTCATGTACTCTACCTACTGTATCTTGTACAGACTTAGGCGGCTCAAACTCATCAATCCAGTTATCGTTCTCTTCAACTTCTTCCATAACCAAATCAAGATTATGTTCTAAGAAGCTAATACGTTCTGTTAGACCAAAATATACCCAGACACTGACAGCAGTAAATGCAATCATACTTATAAGGTTACGAAGCGGTATAGTTATTTCACTTGCTTCGTTTAACTTTGTAGCCGCTTGTTTCATTTTTCACTACCCAGCCATACCGCAAATGCACCTGTCATAGCCCCAGTGACTACACTTACTAATGCTGACTGCTG